AGAGACCCCGGCCTTTTCCTCGTGATCCCCCCCGGATCGTGCACAACCGTCGGTGAGTCCTGATGCCTCGTGCCGGTTCGCCGTACGGTCCTGCCCATGAGAAGCGCCGTCGTGCGCTTCTGGGGCGGGGGGATGTGCTGTGCGAGCACTGCCAGTTGCGGCCGGCGACGGTCGCCGATCACCAACCGCCGTTGCTCATGCACGACCACGTCGAGGGCTCGGACTGTTGCGGCGTGGTGCCGTCGTGCGCGGAGTGTTCGTCGGTGCAGGGCGGCCTGTTGGCGTGGGTGGGGAAGGCGAAAGCGAACGTCGAGGTTCCCGACCCTGACGGCCTGCCGCCGGATGATCCGTGTTGGGACGTTCCGTGGTTGGACGAGTTGCGGGACGTGCCGCCGGAGGGGACGTGGCCGCGGCTGATGTCGGCCCCGCATCCGCGGGCGGTCGGGTCGTACGGCGTGGACGCGGAGGCGTGGATTCTGCTCGAGCTCGACGTGCGTCTCCGCTGGTGGCAGCGCCTGGCGTTGACCCGCTTCCTGGAGCACGACCGGGCCGGTCAGCTCGTGTGGCTGTCCGCGCTGCTGTCCACGAGTCGGCAGAACGGCAAGTCGTGGCTGTTGCGCGGCGCGGGTGCGTGGCGGCTGCATCAGGCGGACCGGTTCGGGGAGCCCCAGACGATCGTGCACACCGGCAAGGACGTGGCGGTGTGCAAGGAGGTGATCACGCCGGTGCAGTTGTGGGCGGAGGACCGGGGTGGGTACAAGATGCGCCACGTCAACGGCCAGGAGGAGATCAAGGATCTCCGTTCGGGGTCGCGGTGGATCGTGCGGGCCCGGGGCGCGGTGTACGGCTACTCGGCGTCGTGGGCGGTCGTCGACGAGGCGTGGGGTGTCCATCCCGACGTCGTCGACGACGGCCTGGAGCCGACGATGATCGAACGTCGCTCCCCGCAGCTCCTGTTGACGTCGACGGCGCATCGGAAGGCGAGCAACTTGTTCGCCGGCCGGCGGGCCGCCGCGCTGTTGGAGCTGGCCGCCCCGTCGGACGTGCTGCTCGTCGAGTGGTCGGCGTCGAGGTCGGCGCGGGTCGATGATCGGGTGGCGTGGCGGCAGGCGTCGCCGTACTGGTCGGGCGGCCGCGAACGATTGCTCGAGGCGCGGCTGGCGCGGGTGGAGGCGGGCGAGTCGTTGGACCCCGACGAGACGGACGCCACCGAAAGTTTCCGAGCCCAGTTCCTGAACGTGTGGCCGGCCCTGCTGGTCGACGCCGGGCCGGGTGAGCCGATCGTGTCGGAGCACACTTGGCGCTCGTTGGAGATGCTGCACCCGGGCGGTCATGGCCGGATGTGGGTGGCGGTGGAGGACGACTTCGGCCGGGGCGCGGCCCTCGCCGTGGTCGCCCCGATGAGTGATGGCCGGTGGGAGGTCGACGGCAGGCTGTTCGCGACGGTCGACGAGGCGTACGCGCAGGCCGAGCAGCTCGCCCCGTTCATGCTCATGGTCGGCGCGTCGCTGGGGAAGCGGTTCCCGAAAGCCGATTTGGCCGGCGCTCAGGAGACGAAGCACGGCCTGCCCCTGTTGCGCGAGCTGGCCGAGCAGGGCCGGGTGTTGCACGACCGCACCCCGGATTTGGACGAGCAGATCTTCAACGTGCGGGTCCGGGAGGGCACGTCGGGTCTGTCGTTGGTGCCGGGCAAGCGGTCGGATCTGCTGCGGGCCCTGTGTTGGGCGCTCAGGGCGGCGGTGGCTCCGAAGCCGGTGCCGGCCATCCATTGAACCTGGGGGGTGTGACATGACGAAGAAGGGTGCGAGCAACGAGCGGTCGTTGTTGCCGAACGAGAACGACCCGGCATCCCATCCGCCGGCATCTGTGGGTCCCCCGTCCTACGTGCCGGGCGAAGCCGGTGCCGTGGTGTTCGTCGAGTCGACCCCGGCGGGTCCGTGGCGGTCGGGTCCGCCGAAGGCGTCACCGTGGTCGGGGTGGCCGGCGGAGTGGGACACACCGAACTGGTGGGGACAGCTCAACATGCTGACGGACACGGCGTGGGCGTGCCTCGATCTGAACAGTTCGGTGATGGCGACCATGCCGCCCTACCTGGTCGGCGCGTCGCCGAACCTGCCGGACGCCTGGTTGGACAACCCGGACCCCGACTTGTACACGTCGTGGGAGGAGTTCGCGAAGCAACTCTTCTGGGACTACCAGATGGGCGAGGCGTTCGTGTTGGCCACGGCGCGGTATGGGGATGGGTGGCCAGCCCGGTTCCATGTGGTGCCGCCGTGGACCGTCAACGCGGAGATGGGCGGGGACGGGACGCGCCGCTACCGCATCGGCGGCGTGGATGTCACTGCGGACGTGTTGCACATCCGGTATCGCTCGGAGGTGGGCGACGCTCATGGACACGGCCCGCTCGAGGCGGGGCGTGCCCGTCTCATCGCGGGCCGTGTCCTGACGCAGTACGCCACCGCCCTCGCCGAAACCGGGGCTATCCCCAACGCCGTCTTGACGCATCCCGACGAGCTCACCGCCGAACAGGCCACCGACTTGCAGACCCGCTGGGTGGAAGCCCGCCTCTCGAAGATGGGCCTACCCGCCGTCCTGTCGGGCGGGATCACGTTCGAAGCGTTGCAACTGTCACCGAAGGACATGGCTCTCGTCGAGCTGTGGCAGTTCAACGAGTCCCGCATCTGCATCCTGCTCGGCGTGCCGCCATTCCTCATGGGACTGCCGTCGGGCGGCGACAGCCTCACCTACTCAAATGTGAATTCGCTATTTGATTTTCACTATCGGGCCAGCCTCAGACCGAAGGCGCAGACGGTGATGGCCGCCCTGTCCGCGTGGGTCACGCCGCGAGGCACGCGGGTCGAGTTGAACCGTGACAGCTACGTGCAGGCCGACCCGTTGGTTCGGGCCCAGGTCTACGAGATCCTGAACCGCATCCGCGACGACATGTTTCGCCCCGTGATGACGGTCACCCAGATCCAGACGGCGGAACGGCTCATGGCCTCCATCGACGTCGAAGGGATGCTGCGATGAACGACGAGCTCGAGTACCGCACCGCGCAGATGACCGGCGTGTCCTGGCCGAAGCGGACGATCGACTTGGTCGTGATGCCGTATGAGTCGGAGACCGTCGTCGATGTCCGGGGCCGGATGGTGCGCGAGGTCGTGTCCAGGGGCGCGTTCGACGGGATCGAACGCCGGGCCCGGCGGGTGCACGTCAACCGTGACCATGACATCACCCGTCTCGTGGGCAAGGCCGTCACGTTCCATCCCTCCCGCGAGGAGGGCCTGGTCGCGGAGATCAAGATCGGTAAGGGTCCGCTGTGCGATGAGACTCTCGCGTTTGCCGACGATGACATGCTCGACGCGTCGGCCGGGTTCTCGGTCATGGCGGGCGGTGAACGGTGGGAGGAGAACCGCCAGTTGCGTCGTCTGACGAAGATCTTCTTGGGGCATATCGCTATGACGCCTGATCCTGCTTACCGCGACGCGAAGGTGCTTGCCGTCCGGACGACCCCTGAGACGCCTTCTGAGCGCCCGGAGCGGCCGCCCACCCCGAACCTCGACCAGATCCGCCGGTGGGCTCTGGAGGCCCGTTGGGCCGCTCTGGACGCTCCACACGTCGAGGGTCGTTGATTCGTGTCGCACCCGTCTCGTATTGTGCGGGGTACGAGCGCCGAGTAGGACGAATCGCTACCAGCCGTTGATGACTGCAGGGCAGGCCGGCTGTTGCGGGTGACGAGCCCTACGTGAACTTCAACCCTTCACGTACTGGAGTCACCCCTGTGAGTGCTACTGACGCAATGATCGTCCGCCTCTCCTCGGAGATGGAGGAACGCCAACAGCTCATCGACAGTCTCGTCTCCTCCGCCGAGGACGCGCACCGTGATCTCGACCAGAAGGACATGGAACTGATCGCGAAGGCCCGCAAGCGGATGGGCGAACTCGCCGACCAGTTGGACCCGTTGAAGGAGTCGGCTCGTATCACGGCGGAGTCGCGGCAACGCACAGCGGAGATCGCCAAGCAGGTCGGCGCCTACCGCAGCACCGAAACCCGTCAGCCTGTCGAGTACCGCACCGCCGGCTCCTACATCGCCGAGATGTACTTCGCCCAGTTGGGCGACGAGGACTCCCGGAACCGGCTCGAGGTGTTCCACCGTGTCGCCGCCCACCAGACCACCGCCGACAACCCGGGCCTGCTGCCCGAGAGCATCGTGCAGCCGGTCGTCAATTTCGTCGACGAGTCCCGGCCGCTCGTCAACTCGCTCGGCCCGGTCGATCTCGGTTCTGGTTCGTGGTCGTACGCCCGGGTGACGCAGCACACCCAGGTCGGCAAGCAGGCCGGGGAGAAGACGGAGCTCGCTTCGCGGAAGATGACGATCACGAAGACGCCGCTGGGTGCGGACACGTTCGGCGGGTACGTCAACGTCTCGAAGCAGGACATCAACCGGAGCTCGCCGGCGATCCTGGACATGATCATCAACGACCTCGCCGGGCAGTACGCCATCGAAACGGAG